CCCCATAACCTACATTTACAGCATTTACGCCTGTTTGAACATCATACTCAAAAATAACCTTTGTTCCTGCTATGCCTACGGCCCTTTCACCTACATAAAATTCAGCATCACCTATATCTATGCCAGATGATTGAAAGCCCCTATCTACAAAAGATGTCCCGACTTGCAGAGTATCAACTTGCTCGGGGCTTAAAACAGCACCACGATAAACACGCATAGGGGCTTTTACCTCTCCCTGCTCTACAAGTGAATCAAATCTTTGGACCTTAGTTGTAACTCTTCCCGTGCTTCTTAGGCTGGCGTTGGTTTTTAATGTTTTTTCATCAGGCACTACATACTCATCACGAATAGTCATAAACGATTCATTCTCAAAACCCATGTCTGAATCATCTGCTGAATTACCGCTTTTCATTTGTAAAGTGTTATCAAAATACTCTGTTTGAAGGCCAAAGTATTCCTTATCAAGAGCCTCCTCCTGTTTTTCTAACTCACGCCATTTCTTTTGGTCTTCCTTTGAGAGGTCCTTTACATCGTTTGGGGTTATATAGCCAATGTTTGGGTATTTGTCCCGTATTTCTCTTTGAAGAGCATATAAATCTTGCCTCTGCTTAAATAATATGTCTCGTCGCTTTGAATCATAGACAACAACGCCACCGCCACCTTTGCCATGGGTTTTTTGGTCGTGTTTTCCTGGAGCGTGTTTAGCAAGCCACCAAGGTTCCGCATCTTTTCGTAACTTAGTGCCTAAGCGCGACATCCTTCCGTTACACGCACGACATAGAACTCTTAGGTTTTTTCTGTCGTATTTAGCACCGCCATCTTTTAATCTCTTGATGTGGTCTACTGTTAGGTCTGACTTCTTACCGCACCTCTGGCATTTTCCTACTTTGCGCTTTAATTCATTTGCTATCTTGCGCCAGCGATAATCATAGTTCCGCCAAGTTTCTTCGCCATCAGCAAAGCGATAATACTTCTTTTCAACACTCTTTTCAAAGGACTGCGTTCCCGGAATTATTACTGCGGTACAGCGACAATTAGGATGAGCAGGAGGCATAGCATCACCTGTTGTAAATATACTCTGCCACGGAACTGAAACATTATGTAATGGTCGGCAGACAGGACAGGTTCTTTCATCTGTCGCGGTCTTCCAGCGTTTTACGCTATCAGGTGGCAGTAAGCCCTGTGAATCTGCTTCTGCCCAAGAAAGCATACGACCAGCATTTGCGGCAGCAAGAGTTTCAGTTCTAGCAATACGAGTGGCTCTCTGTGTTAATAATCTTTCACGATATTGCTTGCTTAACTTGGTTACTTCTTCAACTGCTTCTTCGTAGGTATATCCCTCTTCAAGTAATTGTTGTAGGTTCTTTTCATAGAAGTTACCGAGGGCTCTAGCCTGACGCGCATCAAGACCTACTATCTTGCGTAATCTTTCAACTACCTCTTGTCTTGTATAAGAAGTCTTTAATCCATTAGCAATAGTTTCCGCTACTGCTTTCTGTGATTCTCTGGTTATACCAGCAACTCTGGCACCTGCTCTTTGTTGCGCCCAAGCAATTGCTCTTGGGTCTGTAGCAGTGAAATTAGATTCTATGGTTATGCGCTTAGGCAAACTTTTGGCTGAGATATTCGCTGACGCAGCAACTTGATTTGCTAGATTAGGAACTACTTTATTTAGAGATGTCACAAAGTCGCCCCACTTGAGAGCGATAGATGCGTCTTCTGGTGTTCCTGCTTCAATGGCTTCTTGTATTGCTCTTAGAACATTTGTATCATTAAGGTCGTTCCCGATATTATCTAACGCACGAACATAAATATCAAAGATTTCTTTTTCCTGTTTATTTAATCCAGCCTTAACTGGGCGCAGAGTAGGGTCGTTCTTTTTACGCGACTTAGAAATAATTACAGCATTAGTAACGAGTGGCATGATTAGTAACGCTTTGCGTTATTAGTCGTCATCGCCATCGTAGGGTTCTTTTTTATCTGGCTCAGAAGTATCTGCTTCTGGCTCTTCATCTCCCCTGTCTGCTTCTTGCTCTTGCTCTTCTTGTGAGAATACATCATTATCATTTTGAGAGCCCATAGGCAGACCAGCAAGACCGCGTAAGTATTCTTCCATATCATCATCAGGCTTGATAACACCTGCTGTTACCAACTTAGCAACATAATCAGATATCTCAGCCAAGTCAATATGACTTACATCAGAATAAGTAAGTTCTGGTGTGCTTCCAAGTTTCATACCATTTAACTTTAATAAGCGAGGAATAGCATGATAGTTAATTACTTCCGCAATAGATTTACAGATGGCTTCAACCGCCATTGTCCATAAATCAATTTTGCTGCTTCCTAGAGCAAATGAACCAACGCGTTCATGCCCGAGCAGGATAAAGTCTGATAATACCGACATAGCAATACGCTGGTCATAGCGAGAGATAACTTTATCTGTATCAAATTGTCTTGAGCCACCTGAACTTAGTAATTCAATAGAGAACATCTTGTTGCCTCTGTCATCAAAGACTAGAGGAAAGACGATACCTTCTTGCTCATTACGCTTTACATTCTGAACGATACTTACAATACTGTCGCGCACTGCTTGTTGGTCAGCAGTTGCCTGAGAACTTAGATACTCTGGTGGCAGATAGGCAATAGGTAATCCTGCTAAATCTCTTTCAATTCCTATCGCTTCCATTTCCTCTATACGCCTCTTGAAATACCATGGGCGATAAGCAGTTCTTAATAAGGATTTGCCTTCTGGATTATTCTTATGTGTGGTTGTTCTAAATAGCAACGCCTTATCAATAGGTATTCTATGTATGCCAGCGCCATACGGGTCTACTTGCTCAAATCCTTGGATACCGCCATCTTCATCAAACATCCAGTTGTTATGAGTTTCCTGTGCGCGAACTGGCCATTTACGCCAGCCAACTTTTCCATCATCAAAGTTAGAGCGTTTTGTTGGGTCGTCTGATGCTGCGCCACCGCGTATCTTGTAAACGATTTCGTGGAAAGAGTAGCCATAAACTAACATTGAAAGAATAGAAGATAAAGTGCTATCCCATGAATCGCTCATGTCATATAGGCACTGCTCTATAAACTCTGCTGTTTCTCTATCTTCATCATTGTCGCTTGCTGGAGTTATTGTCCACTCAAGGCGTAAGATAATCTTTTCTATTGCGTAAAGTATTGACCCTATGACTGGGTCGTTCTCAGCCATTTCACGATAAACCTTTGACCCACGGCGACCACGAAGACTTACTAAAAACTCTTCATATACGGTTCCACCTGAACGGCGAAGACCTGTACTACCTATTTCCGCAAGGTCTGGTCTTTTCGGCATTTTATTCTCTACCTATCCGTGTCGTCAGTAATGTTATCAAAGTCATCTTCCCGTATTACCATCTTACTCGTAATATACAACGCTTGGTTCTCTGTAAAACCACTCGCTGTTAAAGCAAGATACATTTCGTGAAGTGCTGTTGCTAACTGGATGATAGGGCTGAAAGCACTTTCATCTATGTCTTCTGGCAAATCACTCATATGCTACCTCACTCGCTACATCATTATACCTGCCGAGTGCTACTTTCCCCCGAAGTGAAGTCGCGAATAAAGCATCTGAATAAAGTGGCTCAGCGATTATCTTAAGTTTCTTTCGCATATCAATTCTCTCTCTTTCTGTTGTTGCTCCCCATACACCTACTACCTCATGCGTCAGCCCATAATCTAGGCAAGATTTCAACCAAGGGCAACTACGGCACAGAGTCTTGGCGAGTCTTCCTGTCTGCTTCTCAGAGGTTGGAAACCATAAATCTGGGTCGGTTTGCGCACAGATTTGTGAGCCATCAAATGGCGGATACTCTCCCACAGTTAGACCAAAGCAGGTTCTTCAACCTTCTGGCTTTCTTTGACTCTACTGTATTTTTCAATAGCCATAGCGAATCCAGCATTCTCAAGGATGTTTGTCGCTTCCTGTAATTCTTCGTCGCTCATGTGAATAAGCACCTCACGCACCATGCGTAAGGAGCGTTCCATTTCACGAGTTCGTGTGCGAATCATGGAATAAGTGTATCGCTAAATGTTTGCTTTCAAGCCTTACGGATAGTATGTTCTCTCTATGGGCAAAAGACTCTTGACTCAAAATAGCGAACTCCGTCCCGATGGTATTTTTAATTGGTCTCTCCCTGCTTTCGGTGTCACCTTAACAAATGGGAAGACAATGAATGTCTGCCCAAATGCTGGTGCTTGCGCCTCTTATTGTTACGCACGGAATGGAACATACAACTTTTCTAATGTGAAAGCAAGGCATATCTGGAACCTTGAGTTGATACTAGACGATATCGTTTCTTGGAAAACTCTTATGCTTGAGGAAGTTCAGCACCCCAAGATGAAGGGGAAGCATATCCGCATACATGACTCTGGTGATTTCTTCTCAGATGAATACCTGCTCGCTTGGCTGGATATTGCTATCAAGACACCCGAAGTCAATTTCTATTGCTACACCAAAGAAGTATCTCGCTTCAAGAGGCTTGTTCAACCTGACTGTCCTAGTAACTTTAGATATCTTTATTCTCTTGGCGGAAAAGAAGACCATCTGGTTGATTTAGAGAAAGACCGCCACGCCGATGTTTTCCCTGATGACGCCGCAATACTGGATGCTGGATACATGAATCAAGAGGCTTCTGACTTACTTGCTATTACTTTACCTACGAACAAGATAGGCATACCAGCAAACAATATCAAGCATTTCAATAAGAAAATGAAACGCAGAACTTTCTCTGAATTACAGAGAGAGCGTGATGTAGTTAAGGAGAGAAAACTTGGCAGAGTATCTAGCAGTAGCAATTAGTCTTATCGCTTTAGGTGTTTCAAGTTGGACTTGGTGGCATGGCACAAGAGAAGAGAACTGGGCTATTGATTTTGACTTGAACGAGTGGAGCGATGTCGCTGAATTACAAGAAGATAAAGATTAGTTCTTCCATAATTTATAGAAGGTAATCGCGAAGTACCAGTGTACGAGATAAATAGCGAGCGCCTTCTCTCTATTGTGCCACTCTACTGCGAAGCCCCAAGAATCCCACTTGCCGTAATTAAATTTCATTTCTTCTCGCTTTCTCTTCCTTTACCTTTGCTAATGTGAGGAAGTATCCTACGCCATCAACGATATTATCATCTTTGGGCGCATGGGCTTCTCTGGCGATTTTTACGCCGACCATACAGAGCGCAACCTGCTCGGGCAGGACTTCAATGCCTAAAATGGCAGACCAAATCTTTCCTATCCTTGTGAAGTTATCTAATGGGTGGTCGTAATCTCTTTGTCTATCTGTATTAACCAAATCAATTGCTAGTCTTATTAAATCTTCGGGCTTCATCTTCCTCCTATAATCTTGGAATAGACCAGTCATTGACTTGCTTTAATGATAACGGAACAGTTCCTGTGAGGTTCTGATAATTACCACTTAACTCCGTCAATGCCCATACCAGAGCATCTAATCTGTCTGGTGATTTTCTTGCTTCGGGCGTCCAGAGAACCATTTGGTCTTCTAGTTGCGGAAAGCCACCGACATGGTGAACCTTACCTTGTTCATAGAGTGCTGATATTGGTTCTGCTCTTGTGCTTTTATTTCGTGTCGCATGAACTTTCTTAACTGGTGCGCTTCTATCAACTTGGTGAATAACCATAGCAACCATATCGCCACCATTATTTACTTCAGCAACTATTCTGTCTGCTTGCCAGCGAGAGTATGCCTGTAATGCTCTTTTGCCCCATTCGTTTGGCGTAGCCCGTAAGGTATCGTCTGCTAATACATAGAACTCTTTATCTATACCGAGAGCGCAAGTAATAATTCCTGTTTCATCTGAAGTTTCGCTACTGCTTACCGCAGGGTCTATACCTACAACTACTCTTGTAAATCTAGGCACTTCATCTTTGCTTATCCTTGAATCCTCTATCCAATTTCGGGTCCAGAGGGCTCCCTCAGCCTGTTCCAAGATTTCCCCATAGAGTTCCTGTCTGCCAGTTCTTGTCCCCTCATATCGGCTTCTAAGTTCCTTTAACGCGTTCCCTGAAAGGTTCTTAGCATTATCAAATGTGCTTCCTCTTGTTAGGTGGATAGAGCCATCAGTTCGGCTGACCCACTCCCGTATTAGGCGGATAGGCTTTGGCGTAGTAGTGACTACAACTCTTGGTCTTTCACCTATACGCAGGGCTGGAGCAAGACCTTCTGTCCATGATTCATACGGATATTGCCAAGAGGCTATCTCATCTAGCCAAGCACCAGATAAGTTAAGACCACGACCAGAGTCAGGAGAGTCAGCGCCAAAGGTATGGATACGAGCACCATTAGCAAAATCTATCTTATGTGAAGATTTGTTATAGATATAATCTTTCTCATTGACTAATCCGTTGTGCTGTAAGGCTTTCAATAAACCACTAGGTCCTTCTACGCAGATACTCTTTGCGTCTTTGAAGGTAGGAGCAAAGATAGCCCACTGTGTTGCTACGCCATCTTTCGTCTTAGGATTATCTATGACTCTGCGAGCAAGCCACTCCGCACCTGTTCTAGTCTTTCCCCAGCCACGACCAGACAGAATTAACCAAATAAACCATTCGCCTTCGGGTTCTTGCTGTTCAGGTCTGCCGATAAACCACCAAGGCGACTTGCGGAGTTCTTGTAATACTTCAGGAGATAAAGTTGCCAGCCAGTTTTCTTTCTCAGCCTTCGGTAACTTCTGGACTTTCTCCTTCAATGATAAGCCCATCTGTCTCCTCTTCCTCTAACATTTCTAACACTACCTTACGCGCCTCTTCTATAGCAAAGGTAATCGGCGCACCATCAGGTCCAGATAATTCTGCTTTGATTTTAGTCTGTTGCCCCCAGCGTTCAGGGTGCTTTCTTTCAAGCCACCATGCTGCTGCTTGCCATCTGCCATTATCTGCTGCTTGAGCGATACGAGATACTTTCAATACTTCTGCCTCTGCCTCAGCCCGTTCAAGTGACTCTCGAAATTCGCGTAATTCTGCTCTAGCGTTCTTCTTCTGTGCTAGTTCCAACCAGCGATAAAGAGTTGCTTCTGAGATACCAGCAAGAGCGCATGCTACCTTCTTGTCGTTTCCGACCCGTATGGCTTTTAATAACTTATCTCTTCGGGCGTCGTCTAACTTGCTCTTTCGCCCTCGCTTGACTACTGACTTCTTAACTTCTGCCATCATCTACCCCAAACTGCTATGGCTTGCCAACCTTTCGGAGTAATGTGTGGCTCTTTAATAGCATTCCAACTGGAAAAGCCCTTTATTAATTCAGGAGCCAATTCATTACGCAGATTCTTGCGATTTAAGTGTATCTCCATAGTTACGAACTGAACAGAGTCAGGAAGGCTATGAGGTAGGTCAAATTCATATTCGGCGCCTTCGCAGTCAATTTTAATTACCTGTGGTTGAACCTCATTTACTACTTCAATGAATCTATCGCTAGGCACTGTTATATTGGTTCGGGTAGGACCATTGAATAGAATACTGTGACCGCCCGTATGTCCTGATGTCTTGACATGTAGTAATACATCTCTTCCGTCACCTGTTACGGCTTTGTTACGCGTATCAACTGGCATGTCATTAGTGTTTAGGGAGAGCATACGGAAGTTAT